TTGTTGCTTTTAAAAGATTTAATAAAAGAATTTGAATTTGATATGCAAATAAAAAAGTTTACTACAAGAACGATAAAAACAGCTATTAACAGTACGAAAGCATTTACTATATATTGCAAAAAAGAATTTAATGCAGATAAATTAGAAGATATAACACATTTACACATAAAAAAATATATTTCCTATATGCAAGGATTAGGAAGGACAGAAGTTTATCTAAATTCTATTTTAAAATATTTAAGAATGTTTTATAGATATTGTATGCAAGAGAATTATATTACAAAAGAACAAAATCCAGTTTTAAAAGTTAATTGGGTTAAAGAGCCCAAAATAGTAATAGAAACTTTTACAAATGCAGAAGCAAAAAGAATGTTGGAACAATGGAATTATAGAAAATATCATGATGCAAGAAATAAAGCAATTATAGCTACTTTTTTTGAAACAGGTATAAGGAATTTAGAACTATGTAATATTTGCACTACAGATGTAAGAGATAGAGTAATTTTAATACATGGAAAAGGAAACAAGGAAAGATATGTCCCTATTTCCCCAGCATTAAAAAAGACATTAATAAAATTTGAAAGAATAAGAGAAGGTTATATAAAAAATAAAAAAATTGAAGAGGATGCTTATTTTTTAAGCTATAGAGGAAGAAGATTAACAGTTGAAGCAGTACAAGTAGTAGTTAGAAAGACAGGAGAGATGGCTAAAGTTAGAAAAAATATAAGATGTAGTCCACACACGATACGGCACTATTATGCTCAATTTATGTTAAAAAATGAAGTGGATATTTATACTCTAAGTCGATTAATGGGACATCAGGACACGCAAATAACAAAAAGATATTTACAAAGCATTAAAGATAGTGAAATTGTAGAAATGAGTGTAAATATAAGTCCATTAATGTTGTTAAATAAAAATAGTTAAATGTGGCTTGTTTTAGGGCTATAGCAGTACCTAAAGCGTTAAGAGGGCTTCACATTAAAGATTATATAGAGTTACAAAAGTAACTATTAAATGTAAAATAAACAAAAAAATAAGTAGGTATAAATAAATACCTACATTCCCAAAACATTAAAACTGAATATTGAAAAATACTCAACTTTGATACCATTCTATTTCAAAAAATAGAATTTGTCAAGGGTGTATTTCCTATACTCTTTTTTAAGAGCATATGTGAGTTGTTTAAGCACTCTAGCAACTATAAATAATTAGAATAGGTGTAGTTAGCCGATGCAAAAGAATAGTAACTCGGACAAGCAATATTTCTACTATTGTATTGTTTGCCCGTCAGGAGGTTGTATCTATCCTCCTAAAATTATTAGATAGGCAGGTAAACTGGTACGAAAGTACGGGATTATGTGAAGCATTAGGGCAGTTTTTAATGCGATGAAGCATAGTAACAATAGTAGTATAAAAGAAACTTCAACCGATACGAAGAGCATAGAAATATGCTTTTTTTCCCTCTTTTCTAGGGGGAAACTATATCCAAATTGCTTAACCTCCTCAAAAAGCATAAAGTTGTTTAAATCCAAAGTCAAATAACAGAAGACATTAGTTTAGGAAGAGTATTGGCATTTGGAGTTGTAGGATTAGCTATGAAGAAAAAGAATACTGTTAACAAAAATTACTTAGTGATAAGCTACAATGATAAAGGGCAAAATAGAGATGTAATTATGGAAACTAGTCCACATCTAACAGATAAAATAGCTGTGAGAATAAGAGAATTAATAAGAGGAATTTATTGATAATTTATAAAATTTAGGTACAGGCATTTTGATCACCCATACTTTTATCATTAAATGACACAAAAATAAGCTATATAACGGCTTTAAATTAATTAGATAGGCAATTATACCTAAAATATATAAAGATGCGTCTATGAACGTTTAAGGGGGTATAAAGTGTGTGTTTTTAAATATTAAGATAAAATAAAGAAGGACAAGGGCAATATTACCCTTAGTCCTTCTTTATTTCTAATATATCCTGTATATGTAGGTTATTATCTAATTCATAGAAAGCATTAAATATTTTTTCTAAGTCATCTACATTAATTCTTTTAATTGTTTCATAGTAATAATTTTGAATCGTTGCTGGTCTAATACCAGTTACATCACAGAGCCATTTCTGACTCTTTTTATATTTTCCCAAAAGGTCAGATACTTTTATTTTTAACTTCATAACATCACCTCCACGGTACTATTATATTATATAGAGGTATAATTATCAATGTTTTTTAAAATAATTATACTTTGGGGGTTGACATACTACTGTAGGGGTAGTATAATTAAAATTATAGGAAGGAGGTGAAATAAAGATGAGTATGAAAACATTACAAAAGTTTCTAGCATTTGCAAAGGAGCAAAAAATCGCTCTTGCAGAAAGCCTAAGAAAATTTAAAAAACTATAAAAAACAATGGGGGATAGCGAAATGAAAAACGAATATAAAGAAAACTTAGGGAAAATATTAAAAACCTATAAAGAATTTACTAGAGGAGAAAGGGAACAGCTAGAGGAGATAGTTTCAACAGAATCAATCAAACCGATAGAAAGAAAAAGAATTATAAAAAAGATAGTAATAGATGATGGATATGGACAAGACCTAACAGAAAAAGAAATATTAGAAAACTTAAATAATAAAGAAAAAATGAAATATTTGTTGGATAGATTATTTATTGAAAATATAGAAGTTGCAGCAGTAAAGGAATTTATTAAAAGGGTTAAGAATGGAAGGATCAATATAAAGAAATTTTTAGATTTACATAAAGAATACCCACGTCTAAATTATTGGCAAAAGATATCATTGAATTATATTAATTATTAATATTGGTTATTAATAAAAAACTCTTATGATTTATTATTTAGATATTTCATGAGAGTTTTTTATTTCCTTAACTCAAACAACAAAATAAGCCATATAACGGCTTTAAATTAATTAGATAGGCAATTATACCTAAAGATGATTAAAACACGTATATGAACGTTTAAGGTGCATTTAAGTGTATGTTTTTAAGAAATAAAAGAAATTTTAGCATTTATAAAATAGACAAAGGAAGTTTAGCTGATTTAAAATCTCTTCACACACAATGTGTGGAGGCAATGTCTAATTATAAATGACATTGCCTTACTACAAAAAAACAAAGGAGATGGATTTATAGGAGTTTGTAGAAAGTGTGAAAGAGAATATGATAGAAATAGGCGATAAGAGGGACAAAAACACTTGTATAATTCGGTGGTTAAGGGTATATATATAGTGAAGGGGTAGTATCTTTAAATACGTTTATTTATTTTTAAGTAAGCAGATTTAAGGATATTTTTTTATATCCTTTATACTCTTTTGTATTAATTATATTCATAATTGGTAAGTTTTTGTTGTTTTGTAGCAAGTGCAAATCTTGCCTCCTCCAAAAAAAATAAAGTATAAACAACTGGGCAACGGGAATTAATACGTTGCAATTATTTTTGTATACATATAGGTAGGATTAATTTCCTGCCTATTTTTTTATATTTATTCTGTTAAGTTTTTTTAAAAAATGAAAAGGAAGTGTAAAAAGTGAATGAAATTTATAGAATTAAACTTAAACAGTACATTAAAGAAAATGGACTAAAGCAAAGGTTTTTAGCTAAAAAATTAGGAATAACAGAACAATATTTGTGTATGTTTTTAAGAAATAAAAGGGATTTTGGCAATAAATTATTAAAGCAAATAAATAACATTTTAAATAATTAAAAAATAAAAATAAGGGTTTAATTATAGTAACTTATTGTAAGGGATTATAATTAAAAACTTAAAGGAGTGGATCTTATGGAAAACTTAAACAACAACCAAACAACAGAGGAAAGGACAACATTTACGGAGGAAGAATTACAAAAGAAGGTGCAAAGTGCAGAGGATAAGGTTAGGACAGAATACAGTAAGAAAATTAAAGCACTAGAACAAGAATTAGAAGCATTTAAACCTAATGCAGAAATTGAACTAGAAGAAAGAATTAAAAAGCTAGAAAATAAGGAAAAAGAGTTACAGGCAAAGGAATTAAAGTTAAAAGTATCTAAAACTTTAGAAAGTAACGGTCTACCTACACAACTTGCTAATTTCATACAGATGGAAGGGGTAGAAGATGTAGAAAGTTACTTAGGAGAAGTTAAAGAAGTTTTAAACAAGCATTTAGTTGATAACTCTTATAAGCCTAAAAATCATGCAGGAAATAAAAATTCTATTACAAAAGAACAATTTAAGAAAATGAGTTTAATTCAGAAGCAAGAATTGTATAAAGAAAATGAAGCATTGTATTTAAAATTAGCAGAATAATACAATGCTTTTTTATATAAAATGGAATCTGAAAAATACTAATAACAATTAAAATTAAAACTAAAAGGAGATGGTAACATGGCAAATTTAATTATAAACAATGTTTACGGTAAAACACTTAGAGAAAAAATGGAGGGCAGAATAAAACTAGCACAACTTGCATTTAATATGCCTTTGGACGAATTTAAGCAAGTGGGAGAAACAGTTATATTTCCAAAATTTAAAGCAATTGGAGATACAGAAGATGTGGTGAAAGGTACACCTCTAAAACCAGAACAACTACAACAGGACTCAAGCAAGGCAACAGTTATGCATAAAGGAAAAGCAATAAGGGTATTTGATTACGATGATAAAACAGCAATGGGAAATTTCATCGAAGAAGCTAATACACAACAAGCAATAGTTTTTGCAAGAACTTTAGATACAGAATTATTTAAAGAAGCATTAAAAAGTCCTCTTAAAAGTGCAGTTGCAGAAGATAAAAAGATAACAGCTACAGAAATAAATAATGCACTTCAATTATTTGGAGATGAACAAGACATAGAAGATTTTGCAGGAATATTAATACATAGTTTACTTATACCAAGCATGATTGCAATGCTTGAATTTACAGAAGCAAGTAAATTATACAATGAAACAGGAAATGGTATTGTAAGAAATGGACTTTTAGGATATTTTAGGGGTATTCCAGTTTTTGTAACGAATACAATGCAAGAACAAAATGAATGTGTAACTCTTATAGTTAAGAAAAATTCTTTAGCATATATGTTAAAGAAGGACTTTGGAGTTGAAGAAGAAAGAGAAGCAAAATTAAGAGCAACAGACATTGTTGCGGACATGATGTTTGCAGTTAAGCAGACGGATGATGAAGGTATTGTTGTAGTAAGAAAAACAATTAAATAATAGGATGGTGGGGTTAATTCCCTACCTTTTTTTTATACTAATTTACTTACCTTTTGTAATGTTTTTATTGCAAAAATAAATAAATAGGAGGAATTAATATGTTAAGTCAAGAAAAAATGAAGTTTTTAAGACAATTGCATAATATAAGTCAAATTGCACTTGCAAAAGAAATTGGTTGCACTAGAAATCATATTTCTATGGTAGAGAATAGAAATAATGTTTTAACAGAAGAATTTTACAATAAATATATAAATGCAATATATAAAATAGCTAGTGCAAGAGAAGAAGTTATAGAAGATAAAGTCGCAGAAGTGCAAGAAGAACTTAAAAAAGATAGATAATAAAATTAATGGAGATTTTCGTTCTCTTTCAAAGGGGAACGTAAAATGGGGCGATTCTCTTGCAAAATAATAGCTATAACGCAATGACATCAATGGTTACAGGTTTCATGGCGAAACCACGCAACCGAAATTCCTTCGGTTGCTAAAAACATTACATATTTACAAATTAATATTTACATAAAAAAAATAAATCAGGAGGGATTATATATGTACGTTATCAAATCAGAAAGATTAAAAAATTTTTTATTTGCTTTAGGTTTTCATTGTGAAGCAAAACCGAACAAATATATAGAAGGGAAATATGTTTATTTATTTACAAAATCAAAAGAATTATTTGAAGCAATAACATTTTATACAGAGTTCAGAAAGAAGCAAAAACATTAGGGTGTATAAATTTTATCACCCTAATGTTCTATATATTAACATTACCCTGTATAAAATTTATCACCCTACTAAGGTGTAACAAGATAACAATAACTATATAACAAAATAAGAATAAATTCTAAATTCGAAGTTTGCAACTTCGGAATTATTATTAGATATTAAATTTATTTTTAGAACCTTAATCAATAAAAAATAAAAAAATCATTTAGGAGGAATTTAAATGGAGTATTTATACAATCAAATTACAAATTCAATTTTTTGGGGATTAAATGGAGATGCAGATAAAAGCATTTTTAAAATAACTAAGGATTATAAAGCATTATTAATATTAGATTTTATAGCAGAAAATCAAACCTATCAGGAAGAATGTATGTTTACAATAGAATATTTTTTTAGAACAATATGGATTAAGCACACATACAAATTCTAGCAATTTTAAAGACATTAAAAAAATATTAGTTGCATTAGAAAAATTAAAACTTATAAAGTGCATTAATGGAGTAGATTTATCAAAACTAACTTTAAAGAAATTTATCGTATTAGATATAAGAAAAATAATAGAAAAAAAAGGTGTGGAAAAAGTAAAGTATTTTCAACTGTATCAAGATCATAAAGAAGATATTTTAAATTATTCTAAAGAAAAAATTGATAATGTAAAATTATTAAACTTCTATTGCTACTTAAGAAGCAGAATATATTTGCACATAGGTAAAAACAGCACTGCCAATATGGAAGGTGGAAGGGCTCAAGTATGTTTCCCTAGTTATGAAACAATTAAAAGAGATTTAGGAATTAAAGATAGAACAATTACAAAATACATAGAGATTTTGGACAAAGATTTAAATCTAATAAAAATAGCAAATGCGGGATTATATTATCTAAAAAACGATAAAAATAAAATAATGAGGGAAAGCACAAATATTTATACTATGACAGATATTATTGCTTGGGATGCGGAATTAACACAAGGAATTAAGCAATATAAATACAAATATAAAGATGAAAGAGTATTTACAAATAGCAGAAAATACAAAAACAACAATAAAAAAGCAAATGGATATGTTGCAAGAATAGAGTATTTAGAGCAACAAGGAAAGGCAACAGAAAAGCAAATAGAGAAAAAAGACAGTTTATTAGAAAGTATAGAAAATGCAGATACAGAAAAAATTGAAAAAGAAGTTAAACAAATGCAAGAAGAAAAGAAGGTTGTTGAAAAAGCTAAACAACAAATGCAAGAAAAGACACAAGTTAAAAAGATTAAAGAAAAAAATATTAGCTTATCTAATATAGTTAAGAAAAACAACAATGATGATGACATGAGTGATTTTGAAGAATTTTTTAATGAACGCAAAGACGATAAAAAAGAAATAGTTGACTTTGCAAAAATAAAAGAAGAAAGCAAAAAACTAAATGAAAAAATTGAAAAGAGAAGAAATAAAAAAATTGAAATAGAAATGATTAATAAAATGTTTGGATGTTAAATTTTATTCGGTAAAGCATATCGGCAAAACGTACCGTTACATTCGATACAATCTAAACTCTATAAGTATTGGTATATAAGGGTTGTAAAAGTGGAATAGTAATAAAAAATAGGGGCGAAGAAATAAGAAATATCGCTAGGTCTATCCCAAATTCGGAAATCCTAAAACAGGACTTTCGAATAACACTTGTGACATATTGTAACGAGTATCTAAGCAAGAGCTAAAAATTAAGCCCTTGCAAAAATAAATAAATAGGAGGAATTAATATGAAAAATGATGAAATAAAAAAATATCTAAAAAATAATAAAGAAAAGAAAGTTTATTTTATAAAATGGTACATAGATGGAGATAAAACAAAAGAAAGCTACAATAAAGAATGTAAGCCAAATTCAATCGTGGAGTTTGAAAGTGCATTAAAATGGTTACTTGAAGAAGATGTACAAGATGCAATTAAAGCATATCTAAGCAATCAGCGAACTTTTAAAATGTTAGAAATCTATGACAGTATGTTAAAGAAAGCACTAGGCGGAGATGTTAAAAGTGCGGAATGGGTAGAAAAATTCTTTAAATCAGATTTCTTCAAGTGTGATGAAATTGATGAAATTGATGATTACCTTGAAGGGATTAATATTGAGTGGTGATAAGAATGGCAATAAGTAAAGCAAATGCTAAAAAATTAAAGTATTTATTTCAAGATGGAAATGAGAAAGATTTTATTAGGGCATTTATTAAAATAGTAAATAAAGACACTAAAACAGTACCATTCGTGCTAACCAAGGAACAGGAAAGTTTCGTTGAAGGATTAGAGAAGTTTAATATAGTGCTAAAGAGTAGACAGTTGGGTTTAAGTGTTGTAACTGTAGCATTAAGCATAAGACAATGTATTGTTTATCCTAATTCATGTTGTATGTTGGTATCACACGACCAGAAGAGTTGTAATGCAATATTCGATAAACTAAAGCAACAATTTAATAGTTTGCCTAAGTGGTTAAAACCTGAACAAATAGCTAACAATAGGCAAGAAATTAAATTAAAAAATGGTAGTAAAATTACTTGTGTATGTGCAGGAAATAAAGACGTGGGCAGGGGTGATACCTTACATTTAGTGCATTTGAGTGAGTTTGCATTTTGGAAGATGCAAAAGAAACAATTAAACAGTATAACTCAAGCATTAGCACCTGATGGAAGATTAATAATAGAGTCAACGGCAAATGGTTTAAATTATTTTCATGATTTATATTTTCAAGCAAAGAACGGAGAAAACTCTTATAAATCATTCTTTTTCAATTGGATAAATGGTTCATCTTTATTTAAAAAGGATTATGCAAATTCAGTTGAAATTTATAAAAGTAGGAATAACGGAAAAACATTATCAAAAAATGAATTGGATGATGAAGAAAAGGAACTAGTATCGCTAGGTGCGGCAGTAGAACAACTAATGTGGAGAAGGTTGAAGGTTTCATCTACAGGATTAGACGCATTTAAACAGGAATATCCAAGCACAGATATAGAAGCATTTATAAGTACGGGTAATAGTGTGTTTGATAACAAGAGAATTACAGAAGTAGAAAGGGCTATAGTACATAACAAAACTAAATATATTTCCAAGGAAAAGATTATAGATTTGCCAATGATATTAAAAAATCATTATGGTAAATCTTTTTTTATGTGGGTATTCCCCACTTTTTGGGAAAAGTATTATATTGGAGCAGATTTGTCCGAAGGAGTTGGAAAGGATTATTCTGTGATAGAAGTATTGGATAAAGATGGAGAACAAGTTGCAGAGTTTAGAAATAACAAGATAAAACCTTATAAAATAGCTGAGATAATTAATGCAATAGGATTATATTACAATAAAGCATTAATTACTGTAGAGAAGGCATCGGGAGGACATAGTGTAATAGAAAGGTTACGTTATGATTTACAGTACATGAACATGACTAAATATAAGAGTTATGATCAGTTTAATAGAGTTGTTTGGAACGTGGGCTTTGATACCAATAATAAGACAAAAAGTTTAATAATTAATGATTTGTTGAGTTATTTGAAAAAGGACAATTAAAAATAAATTCAAGAACACTTTTACAAGAAATGAAAATATTTGAGATTAGTGAAAATGGAAAAATGGGGGCAAGTGGTTCAGGACATGATGATACAGTAATGGCTATGGCACTTGCTATAGTTAGTTTAAAAAATCCATTCTATTATAAATTTTAAATGTAGAACTTTAGTAAGGTGCAATATGGACATTACTAACTTAACAAACAAGGGTATAACTATTGGTTATAGGCAAACGTTTTGGACACAATGTCCATTCCGTTCATAAAATAAAGAGGAGTTGATAATATGCAAACGTTAGAAAGATATATACAGGATAAATATAAAAATAATATATTTTGGTTTGAGGAAGAGGTGCAACAGGGACACCATTTACAAAGGATAAGTAATGTTTTAAATAATAAAGAATATCTGAATGGTAAGCATAAGATTTTAAAAAGAGAAGATAGTAAGTGGAAAGGAGAAGAATTTATAACAACAAAATTAGTGTTGCAAGAAGCTAAAACAATATTAAATTTCCATGCAACCTATTTGTTAGGTAAACCAGTATCTCAAAATGGCAGTAGCGATATGGTTAAAGAATTTACGAAAGTATATAGGAAAGGCAAATACAATAGAACAGATTATAAGATATTAGATAACGTTTTAAAGTTTGGAGATTGCTATGAATACATATATGTAGAAGGAGATAGGATTAAAAGTAAGATAATTAAATCAGAGGACAGTTATCCTATTTATTCGGAAGATACAGGGGAATACATAGGGTTTATTGAGCATTGGACAAGTTGTAGCAATAATGTAAGTTACTATAATATTTATTATCCTGATAGGGTTGAGGTATGGAATAATGAAGGTGGAGAACTTCAAAAGGTTAATGAATATATTAATATTAGTGGATTACCTATTCATTATAAAAATTTTAATGATTTAGATGATAGGTTTGGTAGAAGTGAGTTAGAGGATATTAAACCTATACTAGACCAAATCGAGGATATACTTTCCAAAATGACCGATGCAGTATATACATTATCTTTAAATCCAATTCCAGTTTCAATAGGGCAAAGGATAGAGGGAACTATACCAAGCGAAGCAGTAGGATATAGTTTAAACTTAGACGTAGGTAGTTTTAGTTTTGTAAATGCAGAAATGGATTATAATACAATTAAATTATTATTAGATACATTGCATAAGAAGTTGGAAACAGTTGCAAGTATTCCATCCGTAGCAACAGGCAATACTAATGTGGCAAATGTATCAGAAGTTAGTTTAAGTATGTTGTATAGTTTAAGTAGTGTAAAGGCGATGATGAATGAGCAATGGCTAAGAAATGGATTTGAGGACAGATGGGAAGTTATAAGACAGTTGTTGGAAATGCAAGGCAAAAAATTTAATGATGATGATTATGTAGATGTAGAGTTTAATTATTCAAAACCAGTTAATAGTGAAGAGTTGCTTAAAAATTTAAGAAATCAATGGGAAATGGGAGCAATAAGTTTACAGACAATTATAGAAAAGAGTAATTTGACAACAGATGTTCAAGCAGAGTTAGAGAGGTTAGAAGAGCAGGGAGCGAAGTCTTCAAAGACTACGCTAGAAGATAGAACAAATTCGGTCAGGTAAACAAAAAGGCAAAACAAGGGAATATTACAGAATAGCTATTATCAGTTAGAAGTTGTAATTGATAATGGGGAATAGGTGGATATTTTGAATATACCATATGGGGGTATGTGCTAAAGGGAACATATAACAAGGGGAAATGAGAGGAGCATATGGGGGTATAGGAAATAGGGTGTAATAAGTTGTGGAATGTGGTGGAAGGTTACTACACTTAAATTCGCCCTGTTATATATAAAAATTTCTAATGTCCCAGAAAGCAGGACACTAGGTTGTCCTAAAATAGGACATCAAAAAATATTAGCTACTGTTCGAAAAACGTTAGAAAACAAATATACATTTTATACATTAATATTAATGCTTTATACAATAATTATGTGTTTACATAAATTGTAATAAATATACCAATAAAATACAAAAACAAGGTAAAATGTACATAACGGACACACAAATGGTCAATTGATAACGGTAAAATATATTAATTAATAAACGTAAACATCATTAAATCCTTATATACCAATACTTATAATATGTTTTCATAACTCTATTAAATATGTATTTAATGCAGTTAAGTTTCGTTTAAATATTATTTAGCGAAATTGGGTTATCAATTAGACGAATAAGTTGATAATGTGAAAAGTGCATAAATGTATAAAGTTGCATGGTTTGATTACCCCTTTTTGTATATTGCATTATATGTAAGTACATTTTTTCCCCACAAAGAAATTTTATTGCTATACATATAGTCGTTAAAAACTATATGTCAAATTCGTAGCTTCGCCCTGAAATTATTCCTTCTAAAAGGAATAACTCTAATCGTCATTTTTGACGAAAACCCCTTATTTACCCCCCCTCATAACCCCTCATCACACTCAAAATGATAAGAAAAAGATGTCGTTCAAAACGACATGTTCTCTTCACACTTTGAGTGATATGAAATAAAAATTAAAGGAGGTCTTTAATATGACAGTATTGCAAAGATTGAAAATAGAATTAAATAACAAAGATTATTTTGAAAATGATACATATATTATGTATTTAAAAGAAAACAATTTAGATTTTGCTACAGAATACAATAAAAAAGATATGCAGAAAGATTTATTATTAACTGTAATAGATATATTAGAAGCAGTTGCAAACGACGTGGATTTAATGCGTAAAGTAGAAGATAACACAGTAGGATTAACAACTACAGAGGCATATAAATTATTAAAACAGAGGATACAAGATATAAAAGAAAGAATTGCAAGTATTCCAATTTCAGAAGAAAGTTTTAGTAATGTTTCATTATTGTTTACAAGAAATAGATAA